TTTGATGTTGGTATCTCCTTTTAAAAACCATAATAATTCAGTAACAATATTTTTCCAAGACATCTTCTTTGTTGTCAGTAATGGAAATCCATCCTGCATATTATGTTTAATCTCATGTCCAAATATAGATAGTGTACCTGCACCTGTTCTATCTGATTTTTCTACTCCGTTCTCTACTATATTATTTAGTAGACTCTGATACTGAATATCTATGTGTGAATATTGTTGTGTCATTGGTTTAGTTTCTTCTCGCAAATTTTTTAAATATAACTATATTATCAATTTTCTTCATTTGGGAAATGAGCTGCTTTGATGTTCCAAAATTCAGCCATAAGAGATGCCCTAAACTTATAATCAGAATCTGTATGGTAACCATTTACATAAATACATCTGCATATAGATTCATATAAACGAATTTTAGAAGACATTCTATAGTTCTGTTTTTTGCACTTAGCATATCTTTTAGAATTTAATACACTAGCCCAAACTTTTATACCTTCTTCAGTATCATCTGTAGCAAAAAATTTAGCTCTAATATGTTTACTCCTACCTCTAATAACTTCTCTAGTTCTATAAGTTGCAAAGTTATGACCTTTGATATGCTTTACTCCTCCCGCATTTGCATGAAGTCTCCAAAGTTCTGTCTCAATGCCATTACTAGTAGCTTCTACTATGAAAAATGAATATATCATAGACACAGGAAAATCAGTCAAAGCATGAACATTCATAAGCATGGACTCATAATTGTAAGCTATCCATACTCTTCTTAGTTTATATAAATTTGCTTTATCGACATTTCTAAATCCTTTATCCTTCAGAAATTTTCTAAAATTATTCAATGATAATTTCCTGATTGAATACCCATAAGACCTAGAGCCATAGGCATTTTTATCTATTTTAGGAATAACTATCTTAAATGGTATCTTATCTTGTTTCTCAATATATATAGTTTCATAATTGGTATTAGATACTATAGATAATTTTTCGTACTTAGTATCTACAGGTGAAACCATCAATCCTATGCAAAAAGCAGTGGATACCGATACTCCTATTATTTCAGGTAAATACTTTCTCTCAGGAACATATGTCTGAATTGGTTCTTTTTTTATCATAACTTTTAGTTTACTTTCTGAATAACTAATGCAATTATTATTTGCTAAAGTAAATTCATAAGACTATTTACAAATAAATACATGAACAAACTACAAACTATCAGTGAAAATAGAAATGCATCAGATGCTAATCTTAGTAAATCATAATCGTTACTATGACTTATTATGTAGTAATCACGAGCGTTTAGAGCAGTTCTCCAAATCATAAGAACAAAAAATATAAACAATACTATTAAGTCTATCATAGGTATTATTTTTACAATGAATGTTTTTCTAAATCAATATAATCAGTCTCATAGTTTATTAATACTCTGTTTAGTTTTGTCTTTCTAATGAAAGGTTTATTATCTAAATCCGTAGCAAGTTCCCAACTTATCCCAATTGGAATATCATCAATGCTATATTCTTTACCTGATTGAAATTCGTATCCTAAGCTATATAATTTACTTAATATAGATTGATACTGTTCCTTAGATGCTATTTTAAGTTTACCTTCAATTGGAAATTGTAATTTCTTTGTAACTTTTTTTTTGTTTTTCATAACTTTAAAATTTATTTGTCTTTTACAAAAATACCGTTAATGGTCTTTCCTTTTCGTTTTGAAATCTTATTGTAAGCTTCCTGCAAACACTCTTCAGGAGTCAATCCAACTTGTCTTGCTAAAATGATTAATGTAACGAATCCATCTCCAATTTCATCTCTAATTTTTTCTATATTTTGAGATTGTATGGCTTCAACGATTTCGTCTATCTCTTCTTTCACTTTATGAATTTGATTAAATTCATTTCCTTTTACTATTAAATTCTTTTCTTTAGCCCATTCAAATACTGAAATTGCTAAGTCATCAAACTTTAAAATGTCATTTGAGTTCTGAGTTATCATATAATGTTTTTAAGATTTTACTTGTTGTAATATACTCTCATAGAAGTTATTCAATGTAATTAACTTCTCCGAAACTTTTTTAAGTCTAGCAGCTTCTCGATAACACTCGTATTCAAGATAGTACTCCATAGATTTATTTAGTATCTTTTCATAGTTATCAACATTTACGGACAATGGATATTTGATACCTATTGTATTCATATAACAGAACACAGTATCTACTTCTGTATAGTTGGAGAAATTCTTAGTAAATGGTAAACCTCTAATTGCTGATTGTATGAAGTATGCCTTTCCTAAAGTTTTGCAGTTATCATCGCTATCATACAATGATTGCATAAATCTACGTTCTAAATCATTTTCAAATTCAAGAAAATTTATAAAATCAACATCAACTTCTCTCAATTCTTGAAATGTTTCTGTGATAGAACTATAGTACTCATCGAAAGCACATTCATCTAAATTTCTATCTAGCAATAACTTTTCAATTTGACTATCTACAAATAAAACACAATTGTTAACAAAATCAAATTGTCGGTCAACGAAATTAAGGTGGCTAATATCCTCGTAATCTAAAGAGTTGTATACAGGTATATTTTTCATGAAACTATTTGTTTTTACTTTTAGGAATAGTAAAATTAAAGGTACTGTTGAAATTTCTATACCTAAAATGTATAGAATTATTTACCGAATTACGATTCAATGATGTGTTAACATTAATATTTCCATTCTTTTGGGAAATTCTAAATGAGTTATTATGTGTATAGGTGGAACATGAATATGACATACCTATTAGCACTACTACTATAAAAGTCATAGTTAACTTAGTCAAATAATAACTTGTAATTTTTGCTTTCTTTTTCATTAGATTCTGCAACTTCTCCCAATAATTCTAAATCGGGATACTTTTGTTTAAGGTTTTTAAAAAGTAACTTAGCTTGTTCGAAATTCTCAGCAAATATATCAGGAGCTAACTCTTGACGTGTTTGTTTGAATCTAGTATTAAACTTTCTCATATGTAAATTTTATGTTTATCTAATAGATATAATTTATATCTTATAATAATATTTCGGAGAGTATATCGGTAGGCATCTGACGTAGCGTATCCACCCTTTTCTAAAGCATTTAACCAATCTACCCAAGTCCCATCATTGATATACCCTACATAATGACTTGGATTATTAGGTGTTCCCACCATAAACAAACTGTGATATCTAAAGGAATGCCATATACTTTTGAACTTTACATATTCACAATGAGTAATTTTGCAATCTGAATAAAGCTTAATCCAATTTTTGGAAAATGCTAGATTATGCCAATCATTAATTCTACTTGGTACATTGTCTCCAAAATACCTTATTCCAAATGGATTTTGATTTTGAGTAACTAATTCCGAACCCTCAGGATTCTGTATACTAAAGCCTCCTTCCAATAGAAATTGAGCTAACTTAACAGAAGCAGGAAACCCATACTTTGTTTGCTCGTTTACAGCTATGTAAGCATATTTTTCTATATACATAGCTTGAACAGAATCTACTTGAGAGGCTAATGTCTTAATAACATACAGGTCATCATCTAAATCTAGGTAATCTCCTACTAATGTAGAATCTAATGAGTTTTCAATACTACGTTGAGAACTCATGTTTAGTCTTTCACTTACTTCGTGTGTGTACAGCATATGTGTACCAATACCTAATATATAGGTGATTGGCAACAGTATGATATATCCATATATGTGTTTACTCATATGTGCTTTTATTAAATTCTTATGCAAATATATGTACTAATATTTACAGTATCAAGTATTTTTTAATTTTTTTTCATAAAATTTTTCAAAAAACAGAATAAACACTTTTTAGCTTTAGGTTTTGGAACTTCTACAGCAATTTCCTCTCCTAAAATACTCTTTGTTGGATTGATTATTCCATATCCTGATTTAATATCAAAGTTTGGTCTTTCGATATCTATTACAGATTCTATAATGCTGCTATAAGTTACTGCAATTCCTGACTGTTTCATCAAAGCTATACAACCACTTACGAATGGTGCAGCCATTGAAGTTCCTGAAAGGACTGCGTATGACCCGTTGAGATAGGTACTTAGGATTTCTGCACCTGGTGCGACTATGTCTAATTCCTGACCATATGTCGTGAAATAAGCAACCTTCATATTCTCATCCGTAGCTCCTACAGAAATACAAGAATCATATGCAGCAGGAAAATAGTTCTCCTGCAAACCACTGTTTCCACTTGCAACAACTACTATAATACCTTGTTGTTGAGCCTTCTTGCAAAGTTTTTCTAAACCGCTAACTTGAGATGGTGTGCCTAATGACATATTGATTATATCCATTTTATCATCTATAGCTGTTTTTAAAGCATCTATGACACCTTTTATATTCCCACTTGTACCATCTAATGCTTTATATACATGTATCTCTGCATCAGGTGCTACACCTAGTACGCCATAGATGTTTCCCTGTGCTGCTATAATACCTGCCACGTGTGTTCCGTGCCCTGAAGTATCTTCACAACTATTAGATTCTGTAAAGTTTTTAGAGCTCGTAATATTCAAATCAGGATGGTTTAAATCGCATCCTGAATCTATGATACCAATCTTCACACCTTTTCCTGTGAATCCTTTTTTGTGTAAACTTTCTATATTTAACTTTACCAATCCCCATCCTATATTTTGACTAAAAGTCATCATAGGATTTAAATCGTTAACTATATGTGGTGGTACGATTACATTTTTTGTCATTGTGTATTGTTTTTGTCTACCTATAAATATGCTATATATAAATAAAAAGTGAATCCCACAAGAGATTCACTAAGCAACATCATGTAATGTAGGTACTATTTTTTGTAGGGAAATGCTTTATTTAAAGCTTCTTTCCTCTTATTGCATCCGCAATCTTCTTTACCCATTACTCTTGCTACATTTTCGGCTACTTTGTCAATACCTGTAGCTTTCGTAATTTTCGCTACAGTATCTCCTAAACCTTTTGATTTTTCACTCATGATTCTATAGATTATAATTAATTAAATTTTCCATTTAGATGCATATCCTAAATCAACTAATTCAGTATTTACCTCTAAACCTGATTTCAATATAACAGTTGCTAAACATCTACCGAAAGAATCAATCTTCTTAGAATGTATATAGAATACTCCTTCAGGATTTTCATCTAATATAATATGTTTCAATGCTTCGGTAGATTCAACAGCATGTGCTTTTTCAACTAAATCTTTAGTTTTTAATTCAGGAGCATCAATATCTTGTAATCTTAATATAGATTTTCTCAAAATATTAAAACCTAAATCTATACTGCATTCAAGAGTATCACCATCGATAATTCTTATTAATTTGCATTTATACATATATAAATAAAAATTCATATAATTTAAGTTTATTTTAGTAACCTTTTATTTTCTTTTTCTAAATACTCTAATCTTACTTTATACTCAGCTAATTGAGTTTTCAACTCTGTTATCTGTCTTTGTAGTTCCTCCTTCTCTAACTCTTTTTCAGTTAATTTCTTTTCTAAGTTATTAACTCGGTCTCTCAAGTCTTCTCTAAATAAAACATTTTCTTTCGTATTATGTTCACTTAGCTTATATTTTAACTTCAACTTAGATTCATAAAATTTCCAAGCACCCGCTGAACCCGCTACAGTAATCAATGTTATAATCACTGTTAATATGTTATCATTAATCATTCGTTATCCTTTTTTTAATAGTCTCATTAATTTTGAAACTTCCTCCCTGCTGCATCTCCATGTAATCCAAAATAACGCAATCAACTCTGAAACATAAATGAAATGAAGTTGTGTATTGTATATATTTTCTTTTAGAGATATATACAGTATAGTTAGTATTACTACAAATGATATGTTAGCACTCCATTTTCTAAGCGATATCATATTAAATAAATTTCCTACTAACAAACCTATAGAAGATACCACACCTATGTAATAATAATAACTATGTATATTGATATTTGGGACACAGAACATGGATTGTGTAGGATAACATAACTGAGCTAACATTATAAAACAAAGTATTATTTCTAAGGGCTCACTATCACCATACATTAAAATTTCTTTAAGTTTTACCATACTAATCGAATTCTTTAGATATTGATTGTTTATACGCATTCCAAATACTTCTGCTTCTTTTCAATTTCTTTTTCTTATCAGGGTCTTTTGTTCTTGTAAGAGTTCCATCTAACCTATTAATCATAAATTGTGCTGCTCTAATCTTATGAGCATTATTATCTAGTTTATTAAGTCTTTTAATGCTGTTATGAGACTCTGTAGAATCTTTAAAACCTATATCAATACTTTCGCTGTCGGACGGATTATTGTATAAGTCTATTTGTTTATCAGATAAACCTTGTTTCTTTAATTCAGCCTCATCTTTACCTTTATCTTCATCTGCTTCGGGTACTTCTAAAAATTGAAATACTCTATCCATATCGAAAGTTTTACCTAAGATGTTTCCCATATCTTTTCTATTGGAGTCAGATAGGTTTATGACTAAGCAAGGGCCGATTAAACCATTATTCTGTATAATGTCTACTGCCGCTATGGTAACGTCTTCTAAATCAAAAGGAAAGTATTTGTTCTTATATTGTATTACATATGCGGGTCTGAGACTTTTACTATTAGATAATGCATCTACCGCACTTTTTTTAACTATTTTCTTAGGAGGATACAAATTAGATATTCGAATGTGTTTATTTTCTCCCTTGGAAGTAAAGTATGGTTCTATTTTTTCTCTACGACCTTTTATATTAAACTTGTTTTTTAAATGTATTTTGAGTACTAACCAAGAATCTACATGAATTTGTTTCCATTCATGAGGAATAGACTTAAAGCCCTTTGGCATATTGTCCAATCTGATAGTATCAGTTGTTATTTTACTTATATTCTTTTCAAATACATCTTCATCATCTACATCCTCATGTATCTTATATCTCATATTATTACTATTATTATTACTATTATAAATATAATACAATATGCGATAAACTACTTAGCCTCAATATTTTTATCTTCAGGTATTTGTCTATCTTGTATCTTAGCTAGTAGTTCTTGTTTACTATCTTCTAAATTTTGGAGAATCATTTTGTGCAACTCCAAATTATATGAAACAATTCCTAATTGTTTATATAACTCATCTAAATCTTCTTTCATATATTATCAGGTATTATGACTCTTTTACCAACAACATTATCCACTGTTAAATAATAACAATTGTAACACAGTAGTTGTAAATTATCTAATTTATGATTTGTCTTATCTCCATCTTTCCAATCCATTAGTAGCGGAATACTATAATCTAAAACTCTTCGCTCACAAAATCCGCATCTTTCACACTTCTCCTCTAATAAAGATTCTCTAACTAATCTATCCTTTAATTTCTTATATGGATAATCAGGACAGTATCCTGCAATTACTTCTTTTAATCTTTTATAGGCAGTAGGTCTCATAGAACCTTTAGAAATACCAACACCCTCTCTATTCATGTGAATTTCAAACAGACTTTTTCCACTAGTACTATCCATATAATAGGAAGAATACTTTTTATATGTGTTGTAAGCAACATTTAAAAAAGCAGCTGCTGCTTTATTTGATTTTGTATTAGCCATGGCATACCGAATCATTTTTTCGGGTATGTCTATCCTATGTCCAATTTTAGGTTTCATATATTATAATCTTATTTTCAATACTACATTTACTTAATATTTTAGAAATGTATTTTAAGTCATCCTCACTCTTATTACTATACATTCTTGTCTTTCCTCCTATCTTCATAAGTATATAAATTTGCTCTATTTGAGTTTCAGGTATACTGAAATTACTTATAATACAGTTAGAAAAATATTCATAAGATTGAGTTTTATCATAATATAATTCTATGCATCCTTTAGCTATCTCATCCATACAAATGTATTATATATAGTTTCGTATATTTTTAGAGGTATGTAATAAATATGATTGTAAATATTAGCATACAAGTGACTACCGCTATCAAAATCGACATCATACAATATACAATATGGTTTTGTCTGTGCAGATACTTTAATATATTTTAATTTCTTAATAATTGTTACTTGACTCATATTGTTTTTGTATAGATAATTTTAAATCATAGATGTCATTGCACTTTCCGTATTCTTCCAACATTTCCAATGTTTTTATTATGTTATCTATAAATAATATTTTATCGGAATGGTTGAATGTTACAGGCCATTCAATATCTTTAGAATCTTTACATAGAATATTGTACATATCATCTGAAACTATGTGTCTCAAAACATTTGTCTCGTCCATATTTATATGTTTACTGTTATACCCATCTCATTTAATATTCTGTATTTTGCTTCAGATACTAGGATATCCTTTACTAAAGAACTTTCACTTTTTGAATTTTCTAATAGTTCATTGTAATGTTTTTCCATGGATTGCAATATAGCATCTCCATCAAAACCTGAATTAGATTCCATCCAATCTATAATTGTAGGTAAATATTCTAATTTTTTAAATTGCACTCCCTCATTTATATTTTTCTCAATGTAGTTACTTGCAATTAAGGAAGCTCTAACTAACTTTTCTAAATTTTTTAAATTTTCAGAATTCATATGTTATATTATTTTTTTTTGTTAAAGAATTTTTCAGAAGCAATCGAACCTAGTCCTCCCAAAAGTGTAATTAATAATCCATCGAATATAAATTCAGATACCTTATAATCTGTAAATATATCGATAATGACTATTCCGTAAATTAACATCATAGTTAAAAATGTGACAACTCTTCTCATAGATGTTTGACCATCATCATTTTTAACAGCTTCGCTTAATATGTTCAATCTCATAAGTTTATTATTTATATATGTGTGGATTATTTTTCCCGTAAACTCTCATTAATACACCTGCTATGGCATTAGCTTGATTTTCATGATTAGACCCATCGTTTCCTGACTTACTATGGAGCATTCCCGATACATTCTGTTTATGGTGAACTAATTCATGTGCTATAGTTCTTAGTATATCAGCCATGTTTCTATTATGCGTGACAACTTCTATAGTTTCACTATGAGGTATGTATCCTCCAAATGAAGTTGTCTCTATACTATCTCTCGGTTCAGTATGTAGTTTTATATTAGGAGAATTTATAGACATTGTGTCTGCACAAAAATCTACAAAATCTTTTATAGTATCCTCTCTATTATCTGAGCATCCACATTCGTTTACTTTTTTCTTTTTCCAAATTTTACCTTTTCTACAAGCTGCCATAGCTAATGACCTGTATGCAGATGTCTTACTTCCATATGATTTAACAGCTCTATAATAGCATCTATCTCTCTTAGGTTTGGCTTTAGATTCATTCATTGAATAATTCTTAGTTATTAAATCTTTTTTTAAGTCTACTAATTTATCTAAGTATCCGCTTCTTCGCAAAAATTTAAATACTAAATTTTCATAGGAATATTCTCCATCTTTATCCAAGCCTGATTTTCTATAGTTCTTTAGTTTATTTTTTAGCCTATCTATTTTCTCTATACGTATTTTTGCATTACTGTTAGTATTTACTAAATCATTTATGACCTTGATAAACTGTAAAGATTTATTGTATATTTTATTATAATCTATCTCTATACTTAATTTATTCGGTTCTACAATCCATTTATCATTCTTAACAGAATATTGTCCCGATGCTTTTGATTTTTCATTTGAATCCTCGACATACAATTCTACGTCAAAACCTTTAACTTTTATAGGATATGTATTGTTCCATAATGATTTCTTTAGATAGAAATATCTTTCTAAAAGTTCTTTATCCTTTTTAGTACTATCAAAATCAACTATTAAATGTAAATCAATATCTGAATACTTAGACCAATTATAGTTGGCTATAGAACCCGTCAGTATAATATCTTCTATGACTACAGTCATATCAAATGAATCTATAAACTGTTGTGCTATATTCATCAAATTATCCCTTATCTCAGAAATAAGTTTTCCATCTACAAATATATCCGAAGGTAATTCATTTTTAAATTCAAATGATTTTAACACTTGCAATTCATTACCTATATATTCTTGTAAAAGTTTATCTACAGATTCATTAGTAACTTTAGCTGACTTAGTATTTTTAACAAACTGTTTCCCCGTACTCCCTGCCTTTCTTTTCTTTATAGCAGTAGATTTTCTTTGCGCCTTTGTCAAACTTTTAGCTTTAGCTAATGGTAAACATCTATTTGGATTATCCTTTCTTTTAGAAGTACCACAAGCACCCTCTATAGTACCCGCAGTATTTACTCTAACCCACTTTTGATTTAACCATTTTCTTAAATCCTCTTCAAGCATATCATTCTATATTAAAAAACCTATCAAACATAAGTTTATTTTTCAGGTGTATCTTCTCCTTCTTTAGGTTGTTGTTCCTCATCTCCTTGAGCAGCATCTGCTTCAGGTTGTTCAGGAGGTGGTTCTGAACCTGTCTCTACTCCTCCACCTGCACCTGCCTCAGTATCTCCTCCGCTCTTTATATTATTTAATTCATCCTTAGTGAATACATTACTTCCAATCATAACATGGTCTACATCCATGTATTCAAATTCTACAGGAGCTCCATCGAAATCATAACCTACTGCTTTGAAGTCATTAAGTAAATCCCAAGGTTCATTTACAACCAAATATTCACCATTAACATACACCTTGAATTTTAAACCTAACTCAAGATAATCATCTAGCATATTAATATTAAAGTACTGTGACATATATTCTATTTTATATAAATATACAATAAAAATTATTATACCTTGATTAAGGTATCCTCATAAGTTGTTAAATCGTATATTTCAACTTTCATAGAACCTAAGTTAAAATCTCCTAGAACATTACTGTTTTTAAGTATAGTTGAAAGTTCGTTTAAAGCATATCTTTCTGCGTCTGTAAATTTATCAAAGTCTATAGTTACTACTATATTTTCTTTTTCAAATTTATCTAAACTCATGACTCTCTCCCTCATATCATATAAAGTATTTTCCTGCTCTTCCTCAATGTATTTTTCATAATCCATAAAATCAGTATATACTACGTCACACCAAGGTTCTATATTAGCTAGTGCCTCGTATCTTCTACAGTTCAATAACTTAACGACAATATTATACTTAGGAGGTATAATGGGTTTCATTAGTGGAGTATGCATAACATAATGACCCCATTTCCTAACAAAGTTTCTACCACTCTTAAAATTCTGCAATAACCACTCATTTGAGTCAACTCCAACATCGGTAATTGTGGTGTTATACCTAGAACCTCTACATGTAAGATGATATACGAATCCTTCCCAAGTTTGAATAAATTTTACTCCATTTAACATAAATCTATTAAATATATCGGAATCTTCTTTTGATTGTGGTGCATACAATATATCATGACCTCCAATCTTAGTAAAGTCTTTTTTATAGAACGCCCATGGAGCAAAAATACCATCGGTATCGGATACGTTGGTGTTATTTCTAAAATAGTTATCAATCCAATCTAAGAACCTAGCTTCCTTGAACTCATCAGGTTCTTTACCAAAATCTTCCAATATCTTTTCAGGCCCTTCAGGGTGAAGTCCTGAAGGTTCTATTCTCGTCAATGATACTATTACACCTTGTTTAATATTCTTTTCAATAGCATCAAGAGCCTTCGGAGCTAGATACATATCTGAGTGGTATATCATGCAATAGTCATGCTTTGCTACCTTAGTTATAAGTCTGTCATATAAGATAGTATGACCTAATCTATCAGGGCCTTCATTTCTGATAGCACTGAAATTACTATCTTCCTCCATCTTCTGTACGCACCATTCCCATGTACCATCACTAGAAAAATCATCTGCCACACAAATCTGAACGGTGTGATTCCCTTGATTTTTTCTAATAGAAGCATATGACCATTTCAAATACTTTAAATTATTTCTACTTGGTTGTATTAGTGATATTTTCATGATATTGATTTTAATATATCTCGCCAATTAAGTTTATATCTTTCCTCTGAAAAATATTTTATGTAATTATATGTTGATTCTTCAGCTACTTCGTCATAGAAGTTTGTATCTGTTTTTAGCATCTTCGCAACTTTTTTGCAAGACTCTAAATCATCAGGTTCAAATGAAGTTTTAGGATAGCATATTCTCTGAGTATCTGAGTTTATATTGCCTATGCAAGGTATGCCTAGATATGCACAATTCAAACTAAATGTACCTGCTATTGAATTTGGATTTAAATGGACAGCATACCTAAATTCATTAAGCTTATAAATCCAATCTCTCCAATTCTTATAAGGTAGATTGTTTATGACACTTACCATAAGCTCCTCCTGATGCATTCTACCCATAGATGGTGCATAGACCTCATCTTCTATTTCCAATCCAACAATCAAAGAATTAAATCCTCCATAATACCTTATTAAATTACCCCCTATAATAACATTAGACCTATCAACTTTAGGTAAATGCTTAATAGAATCTTCTATCATTAGAGTAGGATTTATAAATCCATTTTTATTAAGTAGTCCTTTATAATATGATTTATCTCGTTCATTATGACACAAGAAAAAATCAGCATTAACCATTATATTATAAAACCAAAAAGTTTGGGAAGGTTTATAATCTTGAAATATCCAAGATGCACCCTCCTGCATAAATGCATATTTCTTACAAACTCTTTTCAAGTCTTTTACTATGTCCCAATTTGAAGTATCATCTCCGACAGAAATATTATAATACCTGTCTATATCTTTAGGTATAATAATAATACCTAAATCTATGGAATTGGATTCTAATTTTAATAATTCAAATATATTATAGTGAGAAGCACCTTGAGCTACATACCAAGCATACTCAGTACGCATATTATTAAAACCCCTAGATACTTTATCAACATTTTGACTCCACTCCGAAAACCAAGCTATATTCATAAATACTAAAATTAATTATTCTGCAAAGATACATAAAATATTTCAAATATTCGTAAAATTAATGTTGAATTTTAGCAAACACATCGTCCCAAGTATATGCTATATAATTCTCGTTAAACAAATTATGACAATTCATTTCACAATACTGATTTGCTAAAGGATACCATTCATGACTTTTTCTTAAAGCTCCTAAATTTGTTTTATCAATTCCTTCCTCCCCTTGAATATAAGACCTTTTCTTAGGATGCTTTCTATTATGTCCCATAAGTATATTTGCTATATGATATTGTTTTAAATTTGGGAATATCCTTTGGCACATTAACATAAAAGCCGTATCCTCATGAACAAAAAATATACTGTTAGGTATGTTGACACCTGATTTTACTAATTCAGATGATATAACTAATCCACATCCATTAAATTTTAAAGGACTAATATTAAGTATTTCAAATTTACTTTCCTCATCGTTAATATTATTCAACTCATCTAATGTTATGGTATGTCTAACAGACCACCAATTCTCAGTGTCTCCCTCTATGAATGGTTTATCTGCTACTTTACGATGTTCTAATGGTTTCCACGAATCATCCCACATTTTAGTTATTCCAAATGTGGCAACATATTTTGATTCAGTTTGTTCCGATGTATGTAATCCATCTATAGCTATTAAGTATTCTTTAGGAAATATCATATCAGTCTCCCCCCAAACTAATATATCAGTTATTGTAGAAAACATTGTATTAAAATCTCTCCTGTAGTCTGCTACAGTTCTTACTCTATCTACAACATTTATATAAACATTTATATCAGGAATATTTTGAGATATTTCTGATGATATAGTGTTTTTAATTTGAGTAACTATATCAGATATTCTTACATCATTTATAGGTTTCTCTAGCATTGTTCCTGAATGTATCTCAAAATCTAAGTATATAGTTTCTACACCATAATCTTTATTATATGTACCTCTATACTTTGAATAATACTTTATAGCTTCTACCAAACTTTTTAAGTATTCAGAAACTATTTCAATTTCATACCATTGTATTAAAGTTCCTATAGCTATCTTAGGCTTTTCTTTTGTTTTTAACTTTATCATATTACTTTTTATTTATAACCCAAAAATTATCGTCTGTTAATTGAACATCTATATCATTTTCGTAACAATATCTATCTACAGCTATTTTTACGCCTTCCCAACTTTTATAATCATCCCCGAAGATTACTCCATTAGTATTTAATATTTCCATATAATGTTTAATATCATTATACACATCAAATTCATCATGAGATGCATCTATGTATATCATATCTGCTTTTATATTTTGTGATTTAAAATATAAATATCCTATGTAAGATGTATTTGGAAATGGTATTATGATATCCTCTACTTTCCTATGAACTACATTACTTAAAAATTGATAATATATATTAGGATATCCATTCTTTAGTAACAAATCTCTTTCAGGAGTGCTTTTATGAGAACTCCAAAATTCTACAGCACCCAACCAAGTATCAACACAATATATCTTTGTGGATTTATTGGTATGTTTTATATGCTCTGCCATTGTAATTGCAGATAGTCCTTTCCAAGTTCCAACTTCTATAATTACTTTTGGATTTACAATGTCTATAAGTTTTTGAAATACTTTACTATCACCATTCCAACCCTGTAAATCTTCAGGAAGTAATTCTAAATTGTTGTAAATACTTTTGTTAATTTCGTTCATTATTATATATATAGTTCGTACTCTTCTTTAGGTTTCCAATTTGATTTCATCTTGTAAAAATCTATATCGGGAAAATATTCTGTGATTCTTCTTACATTGCTATCGTATATGTTGTTAGAATCTATTACCTTTCTTTGACTCTTATTAAAATTTCCTATGCTATCTGATTTAAATAGTGAATCCTCCTCATCTACCAATCTTTTTTTTAATTTCTGTATGTTATATTCAGTACTTGAGCTGCCTCTGTAAGAAAATATTTTCTCTTTAATACTGTATATATAACTTTGTTTATATGCTCCTATATTCATACTTCTATTTTCAGAAGTTAATCTAATAGTATCTGTATTGAAGTTATTATTTTTTATACTATCATAGAATTTACTACCTACTCTACAAGTATCATGGCATAGAAACCAATAGTCTGCTTTAATAGTCAAATCTATTACTGAAATTAAACCTGTAAAATCTATAGAATTATGTGATGCTTTATATAGGTTTATATTATATTCATTAGGCATACTTTCGTACACATCATACCCTCCTACAAAAAAATATATATCATTATTTGGAATACCTGAATCTAGTAGACTTGGTACTAGTACATTTAAAGTCTTATCATAAAAATTCTTATGTGAACTTATTGTAAATTTAAGATTAATGTTCATAGTGTTTTCTTGCTTTTTTCCAACTTCGCAACTTTTTATGATGAATCCAACAATCTCCTATAATATCTGCATCTGTATTATATTTTGAATTCCAAAGCCATAACATTAACTCCTGACCTGCCCAATCATCAATGTAATCCCCATTATCGAATACATGATTTATAAATAATTTATTATCAACAGATTTATGTTTCCAAAATCCTGATGTGAAAGACATGAAAAAACCATTTATAGATTTTACAGTAAGTCTAAACCCTTGTTTAATACCATCTGATTTCTGCTCAATCCATGCATCATGCATACCATCTGTTATTGGTACATATATTTTGTTATCATCTATAGTATTCAAAGCTAGTACCTCTAATGAGTCGTTAAGTAATATATCATCATTAAATCCCATTATGATTTCAGCACCTTTATCTATAGCATACTTACATACAGTATTCCAAGCTCCTGTAATACCTCCATTAGCTTCTTGGCTATATATTCTTATGTAATCACATTCTGTTCTATCTACGAAATCAAAATCACAAGTAGATTCATTATCTAATATGACTAAATTCATTTTGAATTTGCAATCCTTCCAAGATTGGTAAAATTCTTTAGCTATTTGATATCCCTCAGTTCTAAGATGTGAGTGATGAAATACTACACAAATAAATGTGTTTGTCTGTCTTCCCATTCGTACCATTTTTTTGCAAATATGTTTCTTGATTCAGTAACTAATTTTCTAAAATTAGAATTATCAGTTTTAGATTTCTCTGAAAATGTTATTGAATTATGAATCCATCTATGATTCTCCGTACAAGATTCAACAAATAGATTATTGTATCCTGAGTCATGGGCTCTATAACAAAAATCTTGACTCTCTTTATCTCCAAAATATGATGTATCGAATAATCCAATGCTATCAAACATAGACATCTTAAAGAACATGATACCATCAGCCCACAATACTTTATGGATATCCATTCCATAAAACATACCTAATCTTTTATTGAATCTATTAAAATTAGAATGTTTAGTTATACCCACAACGCCAACATTTAGATTAACATCATTACATAGGTTCTTTATAGAATTTATACTATCCTTTGTTATATGTACATCTGATTGTAAAAAACAAAAATACTCTTCTGAATGATTTAATCTATATCCTTTATTTATAGCTTCACTTATAGAATACTGTACTCCTGATACATATTTCTCTATATTATCTAGTGTAGGTTCGTAGTTACTGAAATTTTCATCCTCTACGTTAGATATAAATAAAAATCTTGACTCAGGAAAATTTTTAGCGCAATTCTCCAAATTAAGTATTTCGTATAAAGGTCTATTCATTATAGTCGGAACTACGAATAGTATATCTGAATTATCCATTATAGTTATGTTTTACTAAATCCCATACATGTTTTACTCTCTCAGTTCTACTCTCTATGTCAAATCCTGTGAAGTGCCATATGTTCCCATACTTTATCATATGTAGTTCATCTGAATGCAATTGGGTATTGCTCTTAAACCAACCTTTAGAAAACATTCCTAGAATATTCCAACTTCCATCCAAAAATTTTATATTGACATTATTTTTTGCGAGATGGAAATTTAATATAGTTTGCTCCCGTCCTCCCCCCTTATCCCAATTATCTAACTCCGTTCTATTTTCTAAATAGAAATTAAATATTTCTTCGAATAAAGGTAAGTATAGTTTATGGAAAAATATAACCCCCATATTACCATAATTTGTAATGTCTAGTGGAACTCCTTTAAAAAATTTACCGTAATTCTTTATGCTGTCGTATACCCAAGCCCAATTAACTAAATCTCTAGCCATGCAAAAATCCTCATCAAACATATCAAATACATTAGGTGCATCCCATTTTATCATAGTATCGGCATCAACTATACCAATCTTATCATAACCTACTCCATGTTCGAATATAAGTTCTTTATTCCATACAACTCTACCACATCGTTCATCATTAGTTTTGATTACTTTAAGGTCACAGTTATTCTTCTTACACCAATACTCCCAACTTTTTATACAATATTTTGAGTATTCATTATGGTCAATCTTAGCAGAGTCAACTGTTATGCTGATTATATATATTAAATTCTTAGCCATAGTACATATTAAATAATTCATCCATAAGCATATTTCTATAATCTCTATCCATAGCATTAAAATGAGTTACGTATGTATACTCACTTATAACATTCTTATTTAATGCCCTTTTAGATATCAGTCCCTGAACATTGTATCGAATGTCCATTACTTTTAAAGATATATGATTATACTTTTCTTTTATATATTTTCTTATTAGAAAATTCAAAACCGTTTGGTCTCTACCTACTCCATAAGAAGTTTGAATAGAATTCAGGTTATTGTAATTTGCCAAAACGTAGTTTCCTATGTCTTTGTATAAATCTATTGAATTTCTATCTAAGACTATAAAACCTGAATTAAAGTACTCAAATGGTGATACTATATCTAAATCACTAAACTGATGCTTATGGTATGCTTCTATGCTTCTCACTATCCAATCATAATCAGTATCATCTAAAGATACTCCAATCTCATTAGGTTTAATGCTATCGAAGAAATTAGGGCATTTAGGATTAACTATAGTATCATTATCTACTATAGCTATCTTATCAAATTCTATATCAGACTCTTGTAATACCTGTGTTGCAAATACTTTCATCCAATGAGGTTCTATACTATTTACATCTACATTATATTCTATAACTTCGATGTTGTATCTTCTTCCCCAAATTTTCCAAGAATCTATACAGTACTTTGAATATTTGTTATTTCCTAAATTAACTATGTATATGTAATTCATAAACTTTTGTATAATTCGTTTTGTTTTTCTTGTCTATCAATACTTTTAGGATGGTATAAGCAATAAACTTTATCTAAGGGAAGCCTAGACACTATAGACGCTCCTATAATAGTTTCATGAAATTTTCCTTTCCATTGGATAGTATCTTTATTCCTATACAATCTTGCTTGATAATCAGGAAAATTTATAATAGGCTCTTTATACATTATACTTAGTCTATCCTGTATCTCATTTTCAGATAATACTAAATCAAAATGCTTAAGCATAAAAAAGTTATCATCAAATTTCTCTATTTCTCTATGGTTCTGTATTAAGTCATCACTACTAATATTCCAACTCCATTTCTTAATATGTTCTATAGTAATTCCATCAACTGTATTTACTCTTGGAATGTATATTAAATCCAATGACTCAGAATTTGATTGGATAATATCCGTAATATTTTCAGCTAAATCTTTAGATGGGTATTCATCGGCATCTAACTGAAATATCCAATCCTTTTTACATAGTGAATTTGCTATGTTTTTATACTTAGAGAAATCTCCATCAAAAGATTCTCCATGAACTATAGTATCAGAATTTAATTCAACATACCTTTCGATAACCTCTAAAACTTCAGACGTTACTTGGTTAGTATCATATTGAATAACTACTTCATCTTCATCTTTTGGGAATATAGACTTAAGTAATCTATCTAATTCTTCATGTTCATTGCATACCGTAATTAAATAACTTATCATATTCTAGTTATTTATACTTTCATAAGATATATTAACAAAATGTTTGAAAGCTTCAGTGAATTTATCCTTTGGAAAATTTACAGAATTTTCAAAATCAATATAATTCTCTAAATACTTTCCGATGTTGTTTGGGTCAGGATACTTCTTAGACTCTTCTTCATTTAATTTTTTTATAGGAGTTACCTGCCACATAAATGTTGTATTGTCAACGTCATCAGGAATTGGGTAGATAGATGACCTATCTGTGGCTTGCATACAAGGAATCCAAACATTACGATTTCCGTCAACCACCCTAAAATTAAATGCTGTTTTAGCAATACTACTCTCTAACTTGTTTAATGTTTCAGAACCATCAATAAGGAATGAATTTGTTGTATAACCTGAATCCATACATATTTTTGACGTAAGTCCCGTAGCATCGTCCTGTTCTACCAATACACTCAAATTATGTGTTATTGGAGATATTTCATCATAATTACTTTTCATAATTTATATTTTTAATTTTGGAAGATTCAAAACAATCTCTTCGGCTACCTTAATACTATCTAGTATGCCGTATAATTTCTCAGACATTTTTTCAAATGTAAAATTTTTACTAGTATACTTTTTCTGATTTTCAGCCATTTTTTTATATTCTTTGTAATTATTTTCCAAAGACTGCAAAACTTTCATGGCATATACATAATTTACGGTAAACCACTTAGCTTCTTGCATAAACCATGCATTTTGTACAGACTTATGTACATCTGTCAAATCACCGGGCAAGAGGACACACATCTCAGTATTTAAAAAATCAACTTGACCTGACCAATTAGATGCTACCACAGGTTTACCTGACGTAGTAAATTCTAATAAAGGTCTTCCAAATCCCTCTCCCTTAGTAAATGAAATCATTGCTTTAATCTTAGAATAGTTGTATAGCTCATTCATTTCAGATTCTGTCAAATTACCATGAATTATATAAACCGATGGACAGTTTTTAATCTCCTTAGTAATATAATTAATCCTTGACTTCATCTCTTGTAAATCATGTACACTATAATTAGCACCACTTGTTTTAAGAATTAATGCAGGTCTTGTAGTAGATGGTTTATTCTTAAAGGTCTCACAGAATATTTTAATGAGCATCCCGACATCTTTCCTGTCTTGTCCCAAATCACCTTCCAACCAATGACCTACAAATAAATAACAATTAGACTCTTTAATAGGATTTAACATACTTCGCATATTATCCGAAGTTACAGATACTGTTTTATATACTGAAGTATCCACTCCTTCAAATAATACTTCTAGTTTTAGAGAATCTTTTAACTTTACAGTATCTACTAATATGTCTGTATCTTTTTCATGCTTATCAAATATTGAATTTTTGAATACATCTATAGTATGATTACTCGTACCTATAACCATATCCATATTATTGCATCCCTCAATCCATTCAGGTTTACATAAATCTGTTTCGATACCCGCAGTAATTCCTATATTATATTTTCCCAATCTAATAAATTCATTCGGAATTGTTATCTGTATAAATATATCAGGGTTAGGTGTATCATTGTTAACTATATGTTTCTCAATAATCTTACCCTTTTCAGTATTGATATCTAAACCATCCCATGCTGTAGAGCCCCAATTTAAAGGATGTATCTCTAATTTGTATTTAGGATTTTTTATAATAGAGTATGCAATATCTCTTGAGTGGTCTCCGTATCCTGACCTTGTCATAATCGGAGCATACATTAAAACTGTTTTTACCATATTACCAAGTTATTCCTATGTTTTTAGATGAATTATCAATATGACTTACTACTTTTTCTACTATAAAAGATTCTCTAGGTTTCCAATCAGATAATAATCTATCAATATGCTTTACAAATCTATTTGACATTTCAATAGAAGACATCCCACTCTCTTTAGTTAGAGCCCATTCTCTACCCTTCTTCCCAAAATTTTTCCTATCATTCCTAGACATGTTATACCAATAGGCTATAGCATCTGCAACATCTTCGAATTTACATCTATCATCAAAAATATATGGAGTTACTACAGAGCCTTGCAAAGACCTATTAGACGGGAATACAGGTTTTACCCATTCACCATGATTCTTGTATGTACCTGCATGATTAGATGATACATCCATATCAAAATCTATCCAATTACCATTCTCGTCTGAGAATCTACATTGGTCTTGTAAACCTCCTGTAACATTGTTTATAATAGGAGTACCTGCCATAATAGATTCAGCACCGCTAAGTCCAAATCCTTCATTACTAGCAATATTTACAGTAACATCAGCTAAGTTATACATGAAATTTAGTTCTTTAACTCCTAATTTCTTATCTGAGAATATAACTTTGTAATCATTACACAAGGTATTCTTGACTGCAATCAAATCCGTACCATTCTCATCTACAGGTTCAGTATGCATCAATAAACATACTCGTGAAGATTTATCTTTGGGTAGACTATCACAGAATTTTCGGTATGCTAATATTAAGTCTCCTGATTGTTTTCTTCTAATATTTCTATTATTCCAAAATATCAAAAAATCTACATTGTTGTTTACTCTAAATTCATCCTCAAAATTTTTGAACTCTGTAAAATCTTTGTGTCCATCTTCAATGGGATGATAATACTTTGAATTGATACCATGAGGTACAAATGCCGTATAAACTACTCTATTACTCATATAATTCTATAATATTTACATTGTTATTAACTAATACGTTTTTATGTATATTGTGTGATTGTTTACTAATTCCTAATACCATATCGCAAGAAGCATACGACATCCAATTATAATTTGGAAACGGAGTATTATCCCAAATAGCGTAGTATATAATAGGACAATGAGACCTAACTTCATGTTCCATCTGATACAACCATTGCCAAAATCTTGGGTCTGTAAAATGGATTATAGCATCAGGCTTTATAGTTTTTATCAAGTATCTTAAGATGTGCGGGTCTCCGTATCCATTCCAAGGCATTACTTTAACATCTGCATGGTCTATACCTAACTCATTGTTAACATCGTCAGATACATCAATTATCTTCCCTATTTCAGGGTGTTCGATTGCTGCCCCTAACTGAAACCAATTATAATGTTCAGCAGTTCCGACAACAATTTCTCTACTCATAGTACCAATTCCTGAATGAAGTCTTAAGTCATCAGAAAGAAGCAGTATTGTTTTCTTCTCAGGTTTACTTTTTTTTAATTTTAATAATTCCATATATTATATAACAGTTTAAATTACTAAGGTAGGTTTATCAGTAGTACAGTTTTGTACGTACTTTAGCAAATTATCTATAAAAACATCTTTCTTATTATTATTCTTTAAAATTATAATCATATCACAATCAAAATACAAATATTTATATCTTAAATTCATATTATCTACATCGTATCTTTTATTATGAAACATTCTCGGAAAATAACTATGTTCTGTGTAGTTAAAATGATTTGGAATATACTCTATAAATCCATAGTTTAATTCTAAACTTAATGATTTTATATAGCAGTCAGCACCTATTTGATTTCCTCCACCCAATATAACAAAATCGTGTTTAAAACTTTTCAATCCTATAAAAACATCTCTTATGTTAATATGGTTTTGATAGTTAATACAACTTACAATTCCTACTTTTATTGGAGAATCATTTGATTCTACTTTTCTTAGGGCATAGGTCTTCTCTATCTTTGAACTCACAATATTTGCAATTCTTGTTTCGGTCTCCTGATATAGCATGATAGGTTATGTTTTCTTTATATGAACCATCTTTTTCAAAAGAATTTTCGACAAAATCAGTCAAATTTTTTAAGGAGTTATCTACGTCATTTGCTGTTTCGGGTATAGAGCACATTGCTATTCTACTAGTACCGTATTCCAACTTCCTCGTAACTATCATAAACTTAACATTTATGCTTTCATAAGGAACTCCATATTGTTTTGAGAAATAATATTTATAAAACAAAAGTTGAGATTGTTTTAATACATCATTTCTCATGTATTTATTCCAACCTTTAAAACTTGTTTTTATGTCAACCAACACAATACTAGACATTAATTTATCATATAATACTATATCTATATATGCTAACATGTTTACATCAAAGTCTAGTTCAGTAGCTTTCATATATAGTGGAACTTCTACTCCTAATAAATCATATCTTTTTTTGTCATAATATGAATATATATTAGGTATAAGTTCGTCCATTATATTATTTCCATCTTCCCAAAAATCATTCAGTTCTTCAGGAGTTGTGAAATGTTCAATGCCTGATACATCTTTAGTATAGTTCTCAACCATAAAGGTTTTCAATCTATTCTTGTAATCATATGCTGTTGAAGTTGTTGAAGAATTGTTCATATACAATCCTAAATACTCTTGTAAAGTTTCATGAAATGAAGTACCAAACAAAGTGTGGATAGACGGGTCTCTAGTTCTAAGATTTTCTTTATATGCTAATTCCCAACTTCTAGGACATTTAGCATACTTTGAATATTGAGAGTAAGATATTCTACCAACACTTCCACTATCAACAGATGTTTTATACGACTCAACAATTCTAGTTTTTATCTCCTCTATATTCATCACTTTGTATTACCTTCTCTAAATATACAGCTGCGTCCATAAGTTCTTCTTGGAGATGTGTTAACCATTGTATAATGTTTAAATCATTCCTTTCCATAGTAACACCGTATTTATTTTTACCAATATCTGCTCTCTCCCTAATTTTAGTAATAACAGATTCTTCTATTTTACTCATTGCAAAATTTTTGGATTTGAAACTGATTCTTCCAACACTTCATAACAATCTGCACATCTCAATACTTGAATAGGTACTAATTGGTCGTTAGTGCTTCCTGTAGCAATTTTACTTATCTTCTTCAATAATATCACATTAGTAAAGAATATACCTTCACAAGACTTACACTTTATTGTAGGATGCTCAGTGATGTCTATGTTTACATTCATTTGTTTAGAATTTCCATCTAAACCTAAAATCTTTCCCATTGCATAATTTTTACAAATATACTAATAATTTTTGATAAATACCATTTTTTATAAAAAAATTAATGACCATCTAAAAAATTTGTAGCTATTTCGGGTGGAGCTTTCAATGTAACTCCATCTAGGGTAGTTGTATTTTCCATAATATACTTTACTATTGGAATAAACTCTTCTATCCTGTCTTGTTCAATCTCTACAATTAATTGGTCATGTATCTGAGCTATTACTTGTCCTTTAGAACCTCTCTTAATCAATTCTCTGTTTATGTGCAATGCCGCTCTGTTTACTATAGATGCAGCTAATGATTGTATTTGGAAATTTAAACTTGAGTTGTAAGCATTCTTTAAATCTCTATATAGTGATATAGCACGTTCTTCTCCCAATTTTTTTACTAATTTATCTCTATGGTCATAGTCTAATACTTTATCCCCATATTCATCGAACACTTTCTTCCCTCTCCATAGATGTCTTACTCTTCCTAATTTGTTACGTATCATTCCTGTACTTTCAAATTCTTTTTTTGAGGCTTGAATCCAATCAGCCACACCGGGGAATCCCTCCAAGTAAGCATCTCTAAGTTCCTCTCCTTCTGCTTTTTTAATATTCAAACTCTTAGCCAACGCAAATCCTGTCATACCATAAGCAATACCTAAAGCATATGCCTTAGCTTTCTGTCTCTTGTTAGCATCAATCTTTTTAAGAAAATTAGGAGCATTCTTATCAGCAGATACACCTTCTAACTTCTCAGTTCGTATAGCAACTGTACTATAAAAATCATGACCTTTATTAAATATTTCTTGCAAATTAACATCATTTGATATACTAGCAAATATATGTGGCTCTAATGATTCATAATCTGAATCTATAAACTTATACCCATCTCTAACCTTAAAAAATGCTCTTACCCTATTGTTGAATTCTAATACTATAGGGTCATCATCGCCCTCCTCTTTAGGTTTAGGTAACTGCTGTAAATCACTTCCATATCTTCCCGATACTGTACCATGCTGTTTAAAATATGGGTAGAATATACCATTCTTATTCTTCTCTAACAATCTTTCTACATACGTTGAATATATCTTAACTAACTTATTGTAAACTCTAAGTTTAGTAGCCCATGTATATTTTGAACTTATGCTCTCTATGAAAATATCATTAAACTGTGACGTTCCTGAATCAGTTTTAGATATAGGTTTTAAACCTAAATAGTTAAAAGCTATTTCAGATAAATGCTTTTTAGATTGTATATTAATTAAATCTCCATTATTAGAATCTATCCATAATAATAAACTTATTTTAGATAGCTCTGATACAGGAACTCCGTGGTCACTATTATGGTCTATTAAGAATCTTTTATATGGAGAATCTTCCAACTTTTCTATTTCTTTTTTAAGCAATCTTACTTCTCCTTTAGCATCTAAAGATAAATTTAAATTAGCATTTTTAACTAACATTTTAGCAAAGACACCTCTATTTTTTGGTGGGAAGTTATTCACATATGATTGCTCAAATATCCAATCTTTTACTCCTTTAATAATTTTTAATTCAGATATTACTTCATTTTTCTTTTCATTTATTACATTCAACATTTCATCATTTGTCTTATGTAGCAATTCGATATCTAATTGAATTCCACGTCTTTCCATTGGAATTGTAACTTCTTTATATACAGGCATTACTTCATCTTCGAAAAAAAACTTATCTAGTTTCTCCTCATGTAACTTACCATAAAAAAGATTAGCTACTCTAAGAGTTAAATCAGTATCTGCTGCTGCATATTTAGATAGTATGTCTAAATCTGCTTTATAAATTTGATATTTATTTTTGGTTGTTGAACCTCCATTCTTATGGATACTATCTTTCAATTCAATCTGCTCCTTATTTGCTTCATCTTCTATATTCAATCCTAGTTCTTGTTGATACATTTGAGCTATAGATTTCAATCCGAATGGAGTTCCAAAAGAAAATGCACCCTCTTCTTGTACTGTGTGAACTGCTAACATAGTATCCATCCATAATTCAGGAAGCAAATCTATTCCGTATTGATTATTTATTATCGAAGTATCAAAAGAAGCATTGTGCATTACAACTTTCTTTTTATCTTTCTTTATCTTTTCTAATATTAGTTTAAGTATATCCTTAGAAGGTATACTATCTATATAACATTCTTTTAAACTATCAGATTCAGAGTCATATACTTGAGTAGGTATATAATATCCATTACCTATTTTAGTTGAAAATGATGCCCCTATTATAGAATCGGTATGAACATCTATACCTGTAGTTTCTGTATCGACAGCTACTATATTAGTTGCTTCTATAGAATCAAATAATTCTAAAAATTCACCTCTAGTAAATACAGTTTTATATATTTTGTCCATGTGCTTTTTTTATAACTAATCAAAACTCACCATATAAATCATATTTCTTTGGTTTTGGTTTCTCAATCTCCACATAATTTTCATAAATTGCATATAATTTTCCTTTTAGTGGTGATAACTTATAATCTCCACTAAAGTTAGTGGCTCTCATGTACTCGCTAAGGGTCTCTACAAGACCTTCTATTACATCATCTGATGTTGAGTTATGTTTAGGGTCGATGAGAGTCCACCTATCGCCAGGTGGAACTCTATTAGCTATCAGCATATCTTCTTCCCTCAGTTCCTTATCTTTCTTACTCACAACTTTTGCAATCTAATATGTTTCGAGAAAATTCCTGTGCTGAACTCTTACTATATTGATAATACAAAGTTTTAACACCCTCCTCATGTGCATACATATATAGCATATTAATATCCTTAGCAGATACTGATGGGTCTATCGAGAGATTTAAACTCTGTGCTTGGTCAATATACTTCTGTCTCTGAGCAGCTTGTAATACAATTTCTTTAGGACTTATCTCTGAAAATGTTCTAAAAACTTCTTTAGTTGGAAAATCTAAATGTTGAACAGAACCATCCTTCTTCATAATGCTATCCCAAATCTCATCGGTATCTAAACCGTATTTTTGTAATTCTTTTTCTAAATATGGATTCTTGTATACTGTTTTTATTTTTGCTAAATCATTTACAAAATAATTTGATTTATAAGGTTGTATACTCATAGATACTTGACCTAGTATAAAACTCGTTGACTTTGTAGGAGCTACAGCAATCAAAGTTGTATTAGCATAATTATCTCTAATGCATTTATATTTCTGAGGGTTACTTTCATACAAGTCCATTGATGCATTTTCAGATTTTTCTTTCAATGTCTTAAATATAGCATGATTAATCTGTTTAGCTTCTAAGGATTCAAATGCTATTAATTTGGATTGTAATAATGAATGATATCCTAATACACCCACCCCTATAGCTCTATGATTCTTAGCAAAATTATGAGCTCTTTTCATACCATCTAAATTCTCAGATTTTCGTATGAATTCATTTATAACAGCATTCAAGAATTGTACGTACACTTCTATAGCATCTGTCTTAACAATTTCATCCCAATGTAGTAAATTTATAGAACCTATGCAACATACGAATGATTCTTCTGAATTAGATGGTAGTTGTATTTCTGAACAGTTAAAAGTCCTCAAACCATTTGATACAAACATATGTTCATCATTATCAATAGTTGGGCAATATACTGATTCATTATCTACTTGTTCAATTGCAACAACCTTTGCTCTTTTTTTGGTATTATCCCTATATTCTCTATCCTCAATAATTATATTTTTTCTTGATAAGAACTGTGTTTTATTTTCAATTATTAAGGCATCATTTTTACTACCAAAAATTAATCTCCAACAATCTTTTGAAGTATAATACTTGTGTCCACCTTTACCATCAGGCATTAAACTTAAACCTTCTTTTCTTAATAAAGAAATTGAACAACTTAATCCTAAATTTGTAAATAAAATTTGTAAATCTTTCAAAAAATCTTTATCAATGTCAGCATATGCTATTTGTAATGGCTCACCCTTTGACAAACTCTTAAATGCTGTACCATCTGCGTATAACAAACCTTTTAAGTATGCCCATATTGTATCTTCATTTGATTCCCAAATCCAATATGGAACATAACCTTTCTCAAAATTTAATGCTTTTTTCAAAGTTCTTGACGTTAAGCGTTTCTTTTTGACAAGCGATTGACTTACTTTACAATCATGAAATGTTGCAGGGTTTCTACTTCTCATCCCAACTATTTGACCTGTTCGATTTTCAATACTATATCTATCACAACCATATTTATAATGTATTCTATTAAACTTTTCTTGAATGTCATCAACTAAATCAAAATCATTCTCCCAAACATCAATCATTAACTCATCCTTGGTTTGCGTACCATCTGATTGATATAACCCCAACAAATAAGCCTCATCTTGCATATCCGAATTACCAAACAAGCCTTTTTCTGTTTGCAAAGCAACATAGTCACCAATTTTTAAATCTTTTGCTTCAACTCTTACAATATCTTTTGTAGTATCATTAAAAACAGGTATCCCATGATTGAATGTCACCTTTTGTGTCATCCCATTTGAATAAGTTATCTTTAAAATTTCAGCATCTTCATTTCTTAATAACATAGGAGATGATTTAACCGATTCATTTCCACTAAATAAAACCAATTCTTCCCCACTCTCATATAACTCTTTAACAGTCAAATAACCTTTTGATGTAACAACTCTTTGGTCTTCTGTTAAACATAAATTACTTGCTACTATCTCTGTAGAATACTTATGTTTAATGTTAGCATACGGACTGTTTCTATTGGAAGTATCTCTGAACATTATGTAAGGGTATCCTAGCTCTACTCTTCTTTGGATTATCTTCGCCCAAACTTTTCTCTTATCCGAATCTCCATTCTTCATCTCCTCCATCCAAGAGTCTCCAATGGTAACTCCATATTGTAAATTTTGAATAGGATTGCCCTCAGTTGCAATATCTAGGAAATCTAGTATATCTTTATGTTCTACAGGTAGATATACTGCACATGCGCCTCTACGAGCCTCTGATTGCTTACAAACATCTACAGCGGTATCATATAGTTTAGCGTAATGGGTAGGCCCATCAGCTTTCCCACCCGTTCTTATCTCAGAACCTCTTGGTCTAATATTTCCTAAATATGCAGAAGTTCCTCCCCCATACTTAGACATCATGCCAATCTCTGTTGAACTTTCAAGCATACTAAACAAACTGTCATCCACATAAGAACCATAACATGATATGGGTAATCCTTTATCTTTTGCAAAGTTAATCCATACAGGAGTTGATAAGCTATAGAAACCTTTAGACATGTAGTTTTCAAACTTATCAGCAAATCCTTCTATTTCAAGTATACTTTCAGCTGCTTTTGAAATTTCTCTCACTCTCTGTTCAGCAGATTCTGATATATAACCTCTTGACAAAAATGTCCTAGAATCTTCATTAAGCCAATAATAATCTTTATAATTCATTTTTTTTCAGTTGTTTAGTTTAAAATAAATCGTCTTCAGTTATGGATTTTGTTTTTTTGGAATAATCTATTTGTCTTTTATAAAAGAAATCACCTTCCTTTGTTGACATAATCTCTAAATCAAACCAATGAACATTTTTTAATAAATCTTTGTCAACCTCAAATATACTATCCATTTGAATTCTATTCAAAGAATTATTAAATCTATTCATTATAAAATGTTTAATAGTTTCCTTTGGTAGGAAATCTAACTCTCCATCTTCAAAAATCCAATCTAATATTTTACATTCAGATTTGTATGCCTTTTGACATGCAGAGTATATCAAACTATTGAATTCATCATCAAACCATTCAGGATTCTCTTCCTTAACTATATTTATAATTTCAGCACCGAAGTTTCCATGAATATCTTCTTCTTTAGATGTAGCTTCTACAACATTTGAAATTCCTTTAAATATATTTCTCTCTTTATTGAAAGACATCATTATCAAAAATTGTGAAAATAATGATACATGCTCTATGAATAGTGAAAATAATAATACAGATTTAGTATACATTTTATCATCTCTACTACGAGTACCATCTAAGTATTTTGAAAGGTAAGCTATCCTATCTCTTATAGCAGGGATTTCAACGACAGTTCTAAACTCATCTTCTAATCCTAGTATTCTAAGTAGTCTTGCATATGCATCTTTATGACGAACTTCACTCTCGGCAAATGTCATACCAACGTCACCAATTTCCGTTATGGGCATTCTCTTATACATGTCAGCCCAAAAAGTTTTTACATTAACTTCTATCTGAGATATAGCTAGCATAGTTTTCTTAATGATACTTCTCTCAACATCAGATATGTTAACTTTGTAATCATTTATATCTGTAGTGAAATTGTATTCTGTGTCAATCCAATACGAATGTCTAATAGCATCTTTGTACTTTAATAAAGATGGATATTCATATGGAAGAATATTTACTCTTCTCTCAAATATGTTTTTCTTTTTCATGATAATGTTTATTCTTGTTATGATTTCAAGCAACTATAAATATTATATATTCACTAAGAATTTTTAAATTCTGCAAACATATTGTAAAAAGATTCTCTCTCTTCAGCTCTTTTTGAACTATCTAAAGATGATACATCTTTTTTAATTTTCATAGCATCTCCCGAATTTTCTCTGAATATTTCTATATTACCATTAGAAGCATCAAACTTTGTCGGAAATGTTACACCATCTGCTCCAAATCTATTTTTAATAACATGAAATCTTCCAATACCTAATACTTTATCTTCAGCTCTTCGTGATAATGACATTATAAAATCACCAATAGCTATCTTACTATAATCTTCAGATATTTTATCTGCTTCTATAATTTCTGAATCTAGGCTTGACCTATTTGTTTGAGAAGCTGTCCATATAGGACAGTTATATTCTGCTGATAAACTTCTAAGTCCCTCATAGATTTGTTTTAATTCGAATCTTAACTCTTTGTTATGACCTTTTAATAAATCAGCATAATCTACTATTATCAAATCAGGTGTATTTGATTGTCCTATGCATCTATCGATATGAGATTTCATAGTTAATATCGAAGCAGTTTTTGCAGCAAACTGTTCTACTATTAAAGTTCCTTTTAAATTTTTTACCTTATCCTCAACTTTATCCTTATGTAGTAATAAATTTGAATTGTTTAGCCCTGTGATAATACTGTCATATCTCCTTGCAGTATATATCTTATTAAGTTCTAATGTATAATGTACTACGGTCTTTCCTGCAATTAATGCATTAGCACCTAAAGCTGATAGTACCCATGATTTTCCTGCTCCTGCAGGTGCTATTATTATTCCTAATTCTCCGGGTGCTAAACCACCTTGAAGTAAATCATCAATACATTCCCAACCTGTAGTAACTGTATTTCTAAAATTTTCACTGTATCTTTCTTCAAATTGGTCTTTGTATATATGACCTATGTCCCTTGTGTAACCTGATTTTAATGCCGCATCTAATGTAGATTTTACTCCATCATAATCCGAAGCATTCAGTAATTCTACACATTCTAATATTGCTCTTTTAATTTCTTGATTTCTACAAAAATCTACAGATTGTTCTTGAACATATTTTAAATCATTTGAATTAGCATACATTTCAGCCCTCCTGAAATACTCTTGTATCTCTTGCTTGAGTAGACTTTGAGTATCAGACAACTTAGCTAATTCAGTATTGAACACGGTAATCGATGGGGATTGTGCATATTTAAAATAATAATCTAGTGTGCTTTTTATAATCCACTGAGATGCATTACTAAAAAAATAAGTTGGCTTTAATATATCGGAAATTTGCGTCAGGAATGAAGTATTATCAATTAACGATACAATTAACTTGTATTCAAAATCTTTACCGTAACTACTTATGATGTTTGTCATTTCTTTAAGTTTTTTAAATAATTTTTCCAAAATAAAAAATCGTGTTCATTTTTACATAATTCTATATGGAAAAAAATGGTTTGTAACTTTTGTACTTCAAATTCAGGTAAATCTCTTCTTGCAATTGCTAATATATTAGATTGAATATCTCCTGACATATTAGGGGTTAGCAATTGCATAAGTTCGTAATTCCTATAGGCAATCTCACTCTGATTTACTATATTTTCGAATATCTTTGCTTTAGGATTCGCACTATACTGTATCTTACTTTGCTCTACTATATCATCTATAGTTATGTGTTTGTCTGTTGTATTTAAATTGAAATGCTTATTCAATCCTACTTCTCCAACTTGCTTTACACCTGCTATGTTATCAGTCCTGTCACCCACAAAACATCTATATGTTAAGTAATTTAATGGAGTGTAACCATATAATGATACAGTAGATTCTTGCGATATTAATAGTTTTTTCTCATGAGAATATACGAAAGTTTTTTCATCTATTAACTGCAAATAATCTCTATCAGAACTCATAATAATTTTAGAAGATTCCTTACTAAGAACATGTTTGCATAGATATGCTATCACATCATCAGCCTCCACACAATCTATTATAATTGTTTTAACAGGCATTATTGATAGAGAATTAACTAATAAATTTAACTGCATTCTTTTAGATTCATTCTCATTTAGAATTCCTCTAGTATCAGCAAATCTATTGAAACTACCCGCACTTAATACTTTTTGCTTGTATTCTTTATGCAAATGTCTTCTTCTAACACTTCCACCTTTTCCATCAAATACTACATATATAGACGTTGGAGAATAGTCTACTATTGCTTTATATATAGTTCTGAAAAATCCTAGTATTCCACCAACATGGTCTCCTTCATAGTTTAATGTAGGGACAGCTTGAAAATTTCTAATAAAAACATTCAAGCCGTCCACAATCAAAATCTTATCCTCTACTACATTTTCTGAGGATTGACTCTCCTTAAACTTTTTAAATTCCTCAAATGAATCAGTAATCATCTTCGTTATCCTCTTCAATTATTATAGTGTCGGTATCCAAAGCTTCATTTATATTATACTTAAATATCATTTCATCACATAAATGATTATAAACAATTTCCTTATATTTTGGATTTGATATAATCTTATCGTAAAATTGCTTAGATTGGAATTTAATCTCTTCAAGTACCTCTCCTGTTTCTTTATCTACAACTCTGTAAGTATACCATGCACCATTTAAATCAACTATCTTTCTATTAGACATTTCATCTAACCATGAGCCATAGTTGTCCATACCTGAATTGTAATAGATTTTATAGCTAATACTTCTATTGGCAGGCCCTAATCTGTTCTTCTTCACATGAGCAACAGACTCTACTCCGATGTGATGTTTCTTACCATTCTTTTCTACAGATACTTTTTTACCTGCTTCTAGTCTTAGTCTAACAGATGAGTGGAATGGTATACCTTTTCCTCCTGAAGTAGTATATATGTCACCACCCAATGCTCCCAATCTTACTCTAAGTTGATTAGTAATTATAAGACATACTTTGTGTCTGCCTATATAATTTGTAATTTTTCTCATTGCTTGAGATATGATTATGGACTTACTAGTATTCCAACCCTGTTTATCAAATCCAATAGCTTTTTCTGCTTTGGTAGTTGCTCCCATTATGGAATCGATAACAATGGTAAGTAGTATGTCAGGGTTTTTTTTCCTGATTTCAATAATCATTTGTTCTATCGTATCAAATATATCTTCTACAGTATACATTGATAAATACAACATCTTAGACACATTGACACCTATAGCCTTCATGAATTCCTCACTTGCAGCATTCTCAGTATCTATATAAACAGCTATTCCACCTTTTTCTTGGGTTGATTTCATTGCATGACAAGCCAATAATGATTTACCTGATGCCTCCATTCCCGAAATTTCGGTGATTCTCCCTACAGGAAAACCACCGTTTTTTCTATTTGAAATAGCAATGTCTAACATATCATTCCCTGAGGATACCCAATCTGATATATCAGATGGATTCGAATCTGAACCGTCTAAGAAATAGGCAACCTTATCAGTAGATTTTTTAAATATACCGTTTACATAGTCAGCTAAATCTTCCTCTATCGAGTTATGATTTTTTTTAGACATTATTTAGTTATTTAGAATTAAGTAACCTTTCGAATTCTAGCATAGCGTTTGACACTTGAGGAGACTCAGCAGTCATCGGATTGCTTGAGAAAGCATTTGATGAATTTGATGATTGAACAGTTGGTGATGGGACGCCAAATGATTCAGAAATTTCACCACTATTATTAGGAGTAAAAGTTGGTGCAATATTACCTGCCATATGACTACCTATTGCCTTATCTACAAAATCTGTATTAGGCTTTGGATAAAGATAATTTTCCAATACCTTAATCAACTCCTCTTTCGTTGGTGCTTTGAAAATATCTTCCAATTTTGGCACTTCAGATAGTGCTTTAGCACCTACTTCATTATCAGAAAACGCAGCGGTCTTATTAGGCTTAATCATAATTGAAGTACTAGGATATCCATCTCCTTGCTTCTTATGGTACTCAACATAGATGTCGTTACCATTTGTCAAGTCTGATATATCTCCGTAGTCTCCACTATTTAAAAATTTGGCTAAAGTTGCATAAACAGCTTCCGTAAAACCATAAAATCTAACTCCCTTGCTTTCTTCTCCTCTTACCAAAATTGGAGCATATACTCTCAATTTAGGTTCTAACTTCTTCCCTCTTATCCAAGAATCTTTGTTTCCCTCTGCTTGTAGTTTCTTAGCCCACTGCATAATTGGGTCATCCATTCCGTAGGTAACAGGTGAGACAATAGGTTTTTCTGATAAACCGTAGTGAAAGTAAATTCTTCTTAAGGAGTCTGTTGGCTCGTGTGGGTAGGGGACGATTCTAATGATGTGTTCCTTTTCAGGTTTCCAAAATAAATCATCATTCTTTGCTGAATCTTTTGAAGTTTTTTTATTCAAGCGATTAATATCATCTTGAATAGCTGAGAAATTAATTGGCATAACTTAAAAATTTTGTTTAAAATTAAAGATATATTGATTTTTTAAAATCCAAATTTACAAAAACTAATCTCTCTTCAAAATATGCTTCTGAAGTAGACTGTTCGTCAGCAGGAAATCTCTTCACTATAAGAAGTACATCCCTATAGTTTTCCCAATCTATTTGATAACTCTTATCTAAAATTCCATTGTTCAATACCTTGATTAATGAATTTAATGCATTAATGGTGTATAAGGTATTTGTGTGTTTCTTCTTATTTATTGATATAGTGTTCTTAGCCAAACCATCTCTCAAATTGTCTTCAGTATTATAAACTAATACCGAGCTATGTGGATTGTCTCTGTCTGTATACATATAAAACTTATTGTTATATATTTTATAATACGTTGATAAGTAATCAACAGTTAGACTCAGCGAATCATTAGAAGTAAATGTACATAAAAATTGTCCTTTCATAATAAATCTTTTTGGTTAGCATACGATGCTAAATAGCTCCATATCTTTGTAGTTTTTTCCTTTTTTTACTTTGCTATTAATTAATATTTTTTTTACATCTTTTAATAAATCATAACCATCTTCTACGTTATAATCTATTAATATTGAATCATAAGTGTATAATATCATCTTAGATTTTTTGTTGTCTAACAAGGTATTCACTCCATGTATAAATAGCATAGAAAGTTCAGTTTCTATCATTTGTATATAATAACTGAATAGTTTTGATTTATTCATTTCATCACTTACTGAAAGTTTTCTTTGGGTTATAGGGCTTTCTATATATCCTATAGTTTGGTACTGCTCCCAAATTTTTTCTTTAAGTGAATATACTTTATTAAAAAAATCTACATTATACCTATCACATAAGTCTTTATCATCTTTATATAATAAAGTAAAACTTATCTTCTTACTATCCTCATATTGAGATTCTGTAATAGTATCCGTATTAAAATACATTTTTGCAAAATGTGTATGTAATGATTCTATATCTGAAAAATCATAGTTTAATAACTTTCCAATAATCCTAATGTGATAGGAGTCAAAATCATACTCAACTAAATACCCACCATTAAATCTACTTATAAAATTTAATCTACTATCATCTTTTTTATTTATAGCTGAATAGTTAACTCCATCATATACATTAGATGGTCTACCTGTTTTAGTATGAATATTATAGAGAACTTTTACAAAGTTATTGGAATATTTTCTATTAAAATTAGAGTTGAAAGAATCTAATTCTACATACATACAATTTTTTTCTATAATTTCTATAGAGGGGTAGACTATATTTGTATAAAATTCAGATGCCTTAGATATGTCTAAGCAATTTTTGCAATCTAAAATAGTATGTATAAGTTTCTCAGACATTGCTACACATACATAATATGGAACATATCTATAGTAATCCAACCTCCTATAATGTTTTAGATATTTCTTGAAATTTATAACATCTAAATCTACAGATTCACCACCCAACCAAGCTTGAGTCTCTAAATCATAAGATATTATAGATTTATAATGAGTATCGAATAATCTCTTATTCACTACAACAGAGTTCGTACTAATTTTAGGTAATTCCACATTTTCCACGTCTGTCAAATCTATAGGATAATGTCTTATGGACTTATCAAAGTCATCATATATAGACATAAATCCTATCTTAGAGTCAAGATAGTGACCATACTTGCTTGGGATGCATATAACTATATTCATATCTTGTAACTTCTTTATGCAAATATACTGTATTATTTTAAAATTTTTGAAATTTACTTATAAAATTCCAAACTATTTTTTAAGAATTTATCTAATCCTTTGAAGTCTTTTAGGTTATCTCTTATTTGTCTTAAATTAAAATTTTGAACATACCTTGAATTACCTGAAATCATCCATTGAAAACTTACTGAATTATATATATTTAAATCTATTCCACTTTTTTTTGAATTAGATTTTATATTACTGAATTGTTCAGAGTCTATTTCTACTATAGTATTCAATGGTGAATTTCTTTTTTGCACAAAATACCTTGTTACTATGCCTACTGTATATTCTAAATCAGTTGGCTTTATTTTTATGGGTACAGGTGCTTCGTAACCTCCCTTAGTTATACTTCTAAGTCTAATTGTTTCTGTATTAAACGTATGTCTAGGAATTAATATTTTAGTATTAACCTTCATATCGTCATATATATATGCAATGTTATTTTCAGGATTTAGATAATATTCTCCAACATACTCTAAACCATTCATAGTATAGTATTCTAAACCTTTAGTATGTTTTACTTCTCTCATATTTATGATATGTTTAAATATGGACATGCCCTTGTGCTAATAGATGTTGTCCAAACTCCTGTAGCATCTATTTTATCCTCAACATCCATTACAACAAATCCAATACCGTTACTAGGTCTTGCGAAATCAGGTAAATTTGTTGATGTGAATACATTACCCGCTATAATAGGATATGTCCCTTCCATCTCTATTTTCATTTCTAAATCAAAATATTCCATAAAACTAAATTTATTGTCAGTACTAGTACCTCGAATAACTTCTATAGCATTATGTATTTTTTTAAATTCAGCCAATGATGAACATGCATCTGCTATAGTATCTTCACTAAAATCTTTTTTAGCCATTCTAGCATATACTCCTATTTTTTCATCTGTTGAAGTTAGTTTTTTTATAATTGATTTGTATTCCTTATCTACATTGTCAGGATACTCGGTGTCTTCTGATATTTTACCTGAAGTACCTGAACCTTCTCGTATGCCCGTTACTAATGCTAAATCAACTAAATCTGTTGGTAATTTACCTTCAACAACTAGTGAAAAAGAATTTCCATCACCTTTTATAGGGTCTAACTCAAATAATGGATATGGCTTACCACTAACTGCTAAAGCATCCGTAATAATTAATTCTTGTAATTGAAATTTATCGTCTATTTTAGTAGGGTCAGGTAATCTAAATGATAGATTAACAAAATTACCTGAACATCTTGATATTCTTGAAAAAACAGTTTCAAAGAATTCTTTAATGCTATATGTAACGTCCGAGATTCTATCTGTTTTACTTGTTTTGTTCTTAGTAGATTCTTCTCTAGCAGTATTTAATTCTTGAAATTTTAGGTGTAATTCATCTACTACAAATCTTCTACTTATTAATATGTATCTATGAGCAATACGGTCTCCTAAGAAACAATTAGACTTAAAAAATGAGCCTCCTATTTCAAAATCTTTTCCGTTTCCCGCATTATTTTTATAATTTCCTGAACCTCTCCCCAAAAATAATACAGATGTAGGGTCTCCTGACCTAAATTTATTACCTAGCTTATTCGCAGGAACTGAGGAGTATGGATTCTCTTTTTCAAATCCAATTCTAAATTTAAATTTATTTCCACACTTATCATTAGTTGCCTTAATTATAGTTTTATTTATTAAATCTACAAGATATTGTAAGGATATATATTCGTGAGCATCACTGCCTATACCTGTTCTCTCTTCTTTGCTGTTCATAAATGAGGATATGAATGCCATGAAGGCATTACTACCGGGAAAATATTCGTATATTTTTCCAACAGGATTTCCCCCTGCCATTCCTACTGATTTAGGTTCGTACCCATCACTGAACTGAGATGTTCTCTTTGAACCACCTTCCTGTAAGTCATACATTATCTTAGTAATTAGGCTAGAAACATTCTCAGTGCCTGAGAATGCTAAACTACCATACTTAAATACTTGATTAGGAAATGCATAAGATACATCACATGATAGTACGTCAAGATTTGCTATAGCAGATGCAGGGCCAATCGCATTGAATCTACATATATATGTATTTAATTCAGTATTAGAATAACCTCCCGCTATTATATACGCTCCCACTATTTTATTGGATACTCTACCTCTACCTCCATAATCAGAACCATTACCCCATTCTATAGTTATAGGATTCCTATCCTTCTCTCTTCTTAGATACGCCCTTGAGTAAGTAACAAATTCATCAAAAGAGAATACCTCGAATTCAACATCTATCTCTAAGGTTAAATTCATTTTTTCAGCTTTTCCTGTAACTCTCTTTATACTTAAACTTTTTAGCATAGCCTTTACAGGTCTATTAGTATCTTGATGGTCATAACTTTGTTCATACCCTCCTAAATTAGATTGAAGAGACGGATACTTAGTGTTTGGCATTGATATTCTAGCCCACGCAGGTAATCTACGTTTATAATCACCGCTAAGGTCTTCAGTTCCATTTCGCATATCATAATGTAACTTTTTCCGAGTTGACATTATACTATATGTAGTATCATCAAATTTTTGTCTAAGTAAGTCCATTTTCTATTAATTTTTGAATCTCTAACTCATCTATAGGATATGGAATACGAAGTCTACGTCCTGACGGAACTGTGAAACTACCTTTACCTAAATCATTTGCTCTTGCTATAACCCACCATAATGTTTGGTCTTTGTAAAATTCAAATGCTAATAAATCTAATCTATCTGATTTCTTAGAATATATATATAAATCGCTTTGTCTAAATGGTATGGAAGGATAGAATGTAGAACTATATCTATTATTCTCAGTAGACTTATCCTTAATTTCCGATGCTAGTTTTCTATACCTGTTCATTAGTATTATGTTCTATTGCTGAATATATTTTCCGCTGCTGATGGCATTTTTTTACCTATCCATCTTAGAGTCATATTAACAGTTGTTAATACAGGTAAATTATCTATCCAACTTGTTTTATCATTTTCCCATTGGTAATCTAAAGAGTTTATATATCCAATTTCATTAATATATATATCTCCAATTGTAAAATTTACAAAGTTACCTTGAAATCCTTTATTGCCTTCGAAATAATTAGGTAGTGTACCTTTTGCTAAATCATCTAATTTATTAAACATTGATTGAGTATCTGACCTGCCTCCTTCTGCAACCACGGTAAAATTTAAATCTACGTCCTTTGCAAATGAAGCTAGTAATACTTTTGAGTCAGCTCTGCCAATTTCTGTAAAATCTTGCCAACTAGGTGCAAACCTAGAAGATATAGTATTTAGATATGCAGGAAAAGAAACTGTTAATTGTAATGGTATAATTTTAAAAAATAATTGAGTAAATCTTGGTTTGAATGATTTAGGACTATTTACAGGACTCGATGATATACTTCTTGATTTTGCCATTTATATAGTTTTTTTAAGTTTTGATTTCAATTTACTTACCGTACCATCATCAAACTCAATAACTAACTGTGGAGACATTGATATATACTGTTGCATTACATTTAGTAATCTATCTAATTTATAATTAATATTTGTACTTTGAGATGTTGTATTGCTATCTTTATATGTAGGATTGGTTTCTGTATCAACATTCGATGTATTCTTTGTTTTTATAGGATTAGAATTTATTTTTGTATCTACAGTTGCGTTGGATTTTACTGAAACATCTCCCAAAGTTTTTACATTTGTAGATATTTTAGACATATCTACAGATTGTAATGCCTTGAAACTATTAGCTAAAGATAATATAGAATCTGATAGTTGTGAGATAGGGTCAGAATATTGTAATACTTTGTCTCCAAAATATCCAAAAGATAGTGCAAATGCTGCAAATCCAATGGATGCTGCCATTAATCCTAAACTTGCTGTAGCGGCAGATGCAGCAAATACTATTAATGCAGGGCCTAACAATCCTATAGCAAGTACTCTTTCCATACTCATAGATTCTAAAGAACTTGCAAATGCTTGTATAGCAGGTGCTGCTAAACTTAATGCATATCCTAATGCTACGGCTGATGCTAATAATATTGCTAATCCTAGTATTGCCACACCGCTCATCATTATACTCCCAAATGTAGCCAATGCCGTACCTAATACTGTTAAACCTACAGCTGCCGCAGGTGCTGCTAAACCTAATGCTGCCATACCTATTGCAGCAGGTATCGCAGCTATAAATCCAATAGATGCTAATACTAATGCTACAGAACCTAACAGAACTTTACTTGTACCCATAGACCTAAGTCCTGATGCTACTCCTTGTAAAGTTTTCTTTAATGCATCACCGTCAACCAATGACATTGCCTTTATACCTACCACAGCAGGTATAGCAGCTATAAATCCCACAGATGCACTTATAAGTGATAGTGTACCTAATGCCACTTTGCCTGAACCCATAGACCTTAGTCCTGATGCTACTCCTTGTAAAGTTTTCTTAAATGCTTCTCCATCAACTAATGATAATGCTTTCATACCTATTACAGCAGGTGTCATTGCTATAAATCCAACAGATGTTGGAATAAGATTAACTGCCCCTAGCAAGACTTTTCCCTTCCCCATGTATCCAAGTCCTGCTGCTAAATTCTTTAGGAAATCTTTTATATTTTGACCTGACTTAGGTTTAATCTTATCTGCTGTTTGTGAGGAATCTTGAATACCTTCATTCAACTTATCTTTAACAGTTCCTTCAACAGTTGGTGGTGTGGGAGCTTGTCCTCCTACAGTTGGTGTAACACCTGCTTTACTACCCCCGAATGCTCCTCTCACTTTATCAAAAATACCTTTAGCTTTTGCGGGTATACTTTTTAAAGTATCCATATTAAATAGATTCTTAAACATACTTGTGATGTTTCCGAATTTTATATTTGATAAAGCTTTAAAAGCTGTACCTATGCCTATTACTGCTAGTGAAACTTTTGCGATTGCATCTAAAGGATTTGCAAAGCTATTTCCAAACTTCTTAACAGCTCCCGCTAAACCATCATCTATTATATCATTTATGAATTGTAATGGCATTAGTAAACCCTCAATAATATATCCAACAATATAAAATGCCAATCCAACTCCTTTTATAAACAATGCCATCGCAGATATTATATTTGATGCAGTTTCTAACACAGGAACTAATGCTTCAACTAAAGGTAATACAGCTATTATAAGTGCATTTTTAATTTTGCTTAATGCTACATCAAATCTTTCAGCTTGTTGAGCTTTTGATATTTCAGACTTTAATTGTCCTGCACTCATCTTCTCTACACCATCCAAAGTTTTTAAATGGTCTAAAGCGTATTTTTGCTCCTCTTCCGATAATCCT